GTCCTGATGCAGTGACAGCGTGTTTAATTTTAGCAGGTCCGGTCTTGCGACGTGCAGATGAAGCTTTTTCAGCTTTGGTCATTTTAGCTGCAACGGCTTTAGGCCGACAAGAAGGATAAGGACGTTTACTATCACCCTTTGCAGATTTACGACCACAAGGTTTGCCTGTTTTAACGTCTACCCATTCTTCCTTAAACCATTTTTTAAGGGCTGCACCTTTTTTACTTTTTCTTACGGCCACTTTTATTACCCCAGTTTTTAGCTCCTACCTTTCGGCATTTGGCTACTGCACCAGAAGCGTACGCAGAAGGCCAGACTTTGTACCTAGACTTAACCTTACGCGCACAAGCGTCGTTAGCTTTTTTACTTTTTGCTTTTGGCATTTTTCTTTCTCATAGGTACGCCAGCCTTTTTAGCAGCAGCTTTCATCTTAGCGTCCATTTTTTTGTTACGCATTTGTTCTGCCATCTTTTTTTGCATAGCAGGACTAGGCGTCATGTTGTTAGCTTTTTTGTTTGCTGCCTTAATACGAGCTTCCACTTCTTCTTGAGTGATTCGCTTTACGGGCTTTTTTGCTTTAGTCGCTACCTTCTTTTTAGGTGGACGACCTACCTTACTACCGTATGTTCCTTTTCCTGCTGGCATAGTAATCTCCTTACCATTTTGATTTGTTTGCCCAGTAAGCCGCAGACATTTTGCCTTTAGCTATGTTTTTTGCATGACGGGCCTTAAATGATTTACGTCGTGCTTTTTCTTTAGCAGTTGTAGGATTTTTACCTGCACCGCTAACTCCTTGTTGACCATATCTAATGGTCTTAACTTTGTCACCTTCTTTAGCAACAACTACGTGAGACTTAGTTGGATGATTAGGCGTCCGCTTTGGTTTGTTGTACCCGCTTACGCCCGCTCGTGCTAGTCTTGGATCCTTCTTTGCTGGCATTACTAAGCTCCTCCACCTTGGCTTCCAGTTGGTCCAATCGGTTGAACTGGTCGCTGAACTTGTTGTTGATTTGGTCCAGAAGGGACTGCATTTCTTTTTGTGTTATTAGCATTAGTTTTACCTTCTATCTGCTTTTCTTTAAGGAGAGTATCAGCTACTTTCATGCGGCGTTCAAACTCTTTGTCTTCAGCGTCGCCTTCACGTAGGTTTCGGGTGATAGCGTTGATCTTGTCAATCTCAAGCTCTTGTGGCACTGCTTGAGCTTCTGCTGCCAACTTAGCAGCACGTGCTTGCGACTCTTGAGCCTGAGCAGATAACGCTGCAGTTTGTGACTGCTGGAATGCCATTTGTGCTTGTTGTGCCTGCATTTGCATTTGTTGTGCTTGTGGGTTTGGCTGCATAGCTTGTTGCATAGCCGCAAGAAGTTCTTCACGGTTAGACAAATTCATGTTGTCTACAACCGACTGAATCAATGTTGTATAAAGTGGTGAGTCTTTGCCCATAGTTTGCAACAACTGTACAAGTTGAGTAACTTCGTACTCACGAGCAATAATTCCCAGTGTACTGCTGGCATTGAACTTGTAGTCAGCAACAGGGTAGTTCTCAGGATCAAACTGCATGTACCGATACGCAGCTTTTTTGACAAACGGAATTAGGAACGACTGCTGGAAGTTAATTAGTGTACGCTTGTGTCGCTTAATAATAGCGCCAAGAGACATACTAATGCCAGCGGCAGTAGCCTCGCCGTTAACCTGACCTGCAATTCCTGCTGAGTCAACGGCTCCTGTTGCCTGCTGTACCATCTGCTGCAGTGCTCCGGCCTGAGCAAAAGTAATTTGACTAACTTGACCAAAGTTGAAAGGCTGAAGTACTTCACGTGGGTCTCCGCTGGTTAGGATCATCTTGCCGGGACGTACTTCTGGTTTTGCGCCGCGTGGCAAACGAGTGGCGTCAATAGCCATCATCGGGTGAATAGTAAGGCTTAGTGCGTCAATACGTGCGCGTAGCTCTGTATCCAATGCTTTCTGGGAGTTGTAGCCTTTTTCGCAAACTCCACGACCCCAGAAACGTCCGGGTACTACGTCCCAAGGAAACGCAACAATAGGACGGTCCATCATCATGTAAGGGTTAGCTTCTGCCTTAAGAAGAATACCGCCGTTAGCGACTACTACAACGGCTTCTACGTAACGAGAATTAGACTCATCATCTACTAGCACTTCGTCGTCATCGTCGCCTGTAGCGGCATCTAGAAGCTCTCGTGGCACTAAACCGTAGTACTTAGTGAGGCGTACCTTGTCGTCGTTATAAATAGTAATGTCTTGGTCAGGCTCTAGGTCAGTGTCTGGTGCAGCAGGACCAACAAATACGTCACGATATACACCTTGTTCTTGTAGTAGTTCTACTTGGTGCATGCTTACAAATTCATCTACTGCAACACCCAGTGCATCTTCTACAGACGTAGCTACAGGATCAATTAGAAAGTTTTGAGGCAGTACAGGTTTAAGCTTTACTTTAACACGGTCAGTAATACTTACTCCTATTGCTTGAAGGTCTCCTCCCATAATAGGCTGAGTAGCAGGAGCCATCTCTTTCATTTCTTCAATAACAACTTCACCAATGCCTGTACCAAAAACTGCAGCGTTAATAAGACATTCTGCTACTGCTTTACGTACCATACAGTCTTCAAAGTCTTCCGTAAGCTTGTTACGTAGGAACTGTACGTCTTGCTTGTTGGTGTCGCCAAAGTTGTCGCTTACGTCAAACCACTTACCACGTCCAAACGTAGCCTCTTCTAGTTCCGCTACGTTAGACTCAACTGCCTGCTGAAGTGCAGGAGAAATAATACGGGAACGCTCAGACCCACGCTGACTGTCAGCAGGATCCCAGATGCCACGCCATAGTCTATAGTACTCTTCAAATCTACTTTCATAATTGCTTTCGTAATAATCTCTCCAATCCTCGCATTTATTAATGACCCAGTCTTCAAGATTTTCTTGCATTACAAGCGCGTCTTTATCGTATAATTCTGCCATATTAGTATCCTGCTACCACATCTAGTATTTGATGGTCTTCAATTTCGTAATCGTAGTTGTATGCTACATTGGCTAATTGATCAATATAAGCTAACGCATCTACTAAGTCATCGTGTGTTAATGGGTCAGGAAACTGAAACAGCTGATCAAGAAATCTACTGTTCCATTCTCCTTTGTTTAAAGTTATGTATCCGTTTTCAAATCGTCCTTGCAATGCCCACATAACACGATCTGTTTTCTTTTTGTTTCCGTGTGTCAACTCTTCTACTCTAAAGAACATACCATAACGTTTCTGCATGTCCATCAAAGGAGACATTACTGCTTGTTTAGCAATACCTCTTTCGATTCCAACCGATACGGGACGGTAATCTCTAACGGCCTGAAATATTTTAAGTGCTGTCTCGTCAAGTGACCATCGACCGTATATAATATTGTCAACATACCAACCATGCTCATTGACCTTAACCACGGCGATCGCTGTGTCGTCAAGCTTGGAATTCTTAGTCTTCTTCTTGTTGACTTCTTCAAAACCTGCCAAGTCAACGGCAATGTAGTAATCTCCTACTTCGGGTTTATCTTCACTAAACTGTACCCAGTCTTCCTTAAACATTTCTGACCCACGCGCTTCAAAAGACGCCATAAACTCTTGGCGAAACGCATAAGACGACATAGAGCGTTTAGCAACATCAATTTCGTCCGGGTCCAACAATGGATTGTCGTAAGAAGTAAAGTGGTATGCAGCGTACGTCGAATCATTACTTAACTCCGCATATTTATAAAGTTCGTAGAAGTGGTTTCTGCCCATAGGTGTCCCTATGAACATCGCACATCCCTTCTGGTCAGCCAAAGCAGGTCTTAGGATCTGCTCAAATACCTCAGGTTTCATATCAGCGTACTCGTCCATTACTAGGAACTTAAGGCTGACACCTCGCATTGTCTCTGGTCTGTCTGCACCCTTTAGACTAATTGTAGCACCGTTGACAAGCTTAATTTGCAGATTATTAATGTGACTACCGCTGATAACAGGATGCCCCAGTTCAAGCAAGGTTTGCCACATGATGTCTCTGGCTTGTCCCTGAGTAGGTGCGACGTAAAATACATGTCCTCTATCTGCCTGTAGTGCGTTAACAATTAACATCCATGCTGCTAACCTAGACTTACCTGTACGTCGCCCAGCAGCTACTATTTTAAAACGTGTGTCATCTGCCCAGACTTCTTGCTGCCAAGGCAGTAGTTCAATATTAAGATCCATTAAAGTTACTAAACGCTGTTGGTCTTTCTAAAAGCTCAAAGGTAACTGCTACTTCCATCTGTCCTGTTGCTGAAGATGCTTGAGTTTTTACAGTATCTCCATTGTGCAAAACAAAGATGCCTTTGTCGTTTTGACCACCTAGTATTTCTTTATTTCCTGCACCGATACTAGTACTGTCAAAAAAGTACATTTGGTCTACACCGCCTGTTTCCCACCAAAGACTTACTTGGTTTGTACTACCACCATGATTGGCAATAAAGATATACACAATATGTATTGTATAGCCTGTTGGTATAGTAAATAACGTCTGCTCAGTAGCGTTTGTTAGCGTAATGTGTTTTGTATGAAGCATTAGTATGTCCACATAACAGGTGTAGTACCGCGTGTATCTACGTGTACGAAGTCATTAGCAATACCAATGCCTGTAAACCCTAGACGAATAGCCTCCTCTACAATTTTAAGGCGAAACACGGCGTTTGTTATTTTTATATCTGCCGCGATGCCTTGGGCATGTGTTCCGGGTACGTCTTTCTTAGCCTCTATCGGATGCTCAGTCGGGTGTCGATACCCACTGGTGATCGTGAAAGGAAACCCGCATGCCTCTCTTAACTCGTCTAGCTTCTCTAGGAAGTCCTTTTCCATGTTATTGGTGCCAGTAACTTGACAGTTGAACTCTGAAGAATCAAAATGCTTAAGATTCATCTACTACTTCCCCTTCAATTGTTGTGGGTTGTTCGACATCGACAGTACCGACACCTGTAATGTTAATCTGAATGGCGTTTCTGCCACCGTCTTTAACAATATCTTTTTCAAATGCAGCAACAGGAAGGATTCTATCCATTACTAGCTTCCACGCTGCTGACTGATTCTTATGTTCTGGGTCTAATGCTGCATCAAATATTGCATCCATCACGGCGCGGGAGCGAGGCGAGTTTAACATCCTTGCCTTATACTCGTTTATTATTGCTGCATCGCCTTTAGGACGACCAACAGACTTTCTGTTACCCTTCGTCTTACTAGAAACAGAACTTCTTTTAGGTCTACCAACAGGATTCTTTTTGTTTTCCATACTGTATAGGCTCTACCTAGATTGCTTTTGGGTTTGTTATCTATACTTGTGGGTAATATGCATAAGTACTAAGTCCTAATGCATCGTACTTTTCGCTATAGTTCTATATATACGTATATTATAGCATACTTTTTAGCATTTGTCAACCCCTGTAGGGAAAAAACACTGTATTTACAGCACAGATTCTGTGGTTTTACAGTGCAGATTAGTCTTATGCCCCAGGATTATAGTAAATTATTGATATATAACTAAAACTTCTAGTAATAACGTCTTCCAATTTTGCTCTTTTTTGTGTCTAGGTAGGACACACGGCATGATGCGTCGTCGTTTCCCCTCCCCCGTCCCAATATAGAACAGCATTTTCTGCAATGCCTACGCCATGCGATAACGCGCACCGGAGAATGTGAGAGTCTGTGAAGTACCCACATAGGCGCTCGATAGGTTAAAAATTAATCTGGATTAATTCTAGAGCGCTTGACCGATATCCCGAAATCGACGATACTCAAGAGGTCGGGCAATGACGCACGGCACATTCATTTGGTAAATAGTTCACAGGAGAACATAACCATGACAAATATCGAAACATTAGGTACACGAATCGCAAAGGCCATGATCAAGCGTGATGATCAGATCGCTAAAGCAAACGAAACCACGCTGGATAAAGTCGTTTCAGAAGTAATTAAGGCGGCGCAGTCTGGCATTACCCGAAAAGACTTGAAGCCACTACGTTCTAGCATCATCGCGCAGTACATCGATGCCGGTAACGAGGAGTCATCCGCAAAGGTACAAGCATCGCAGGTAATGCGACTGGTAAAAGTAGCGGCAAATCTGGACAAAAAACTGTCAGATCATCACCAAATTCAGACGATCGATGATGGCATCTTAACGCTCGAGACGGCGTCGAGTAATTCAACGTCTCTTAAGACGTGCTATGAATGGCTCGCAGTACCGACCGATGATGTAGCAAGCGATGATGAGGTAGCGGCGGAGTCTGAATCCAGCGAGCCGACCGCAAACGATGCCAGCCCTATCGGTCATCTGTTCTCTGAATTCTTGCAGAAGGCATACGATAATGGGCATACGAAATTCGAGATCGCTCACTATCTTGCTGAGGTATCGATTCAGCTTCACAAAGACGCCGCCTAAACCGTCCACCGTAGTAACCTTGACCGCCTTCGGGCGGTTTTTTTATGCCTGTCATTTACGCTTGACACTATGGGGTGATGGGTGATTTGACACCATTATTTATATTTGAGATAATGGGTAGGTCGGGTATTCATTCTGTTTATATAACCGACAAAAATTAATCCAGATTAATTCTGAGAGGACATCGATATGATGATTCAGTACTTCGACGATCGTGCAGATCGTGAGTGGTTGGGCATCGTCCCAGAGTTCTTTGCTCGTGGTGTGGTAGCGGCAAGGTTCGAGGGTGGCGGTATTAGTACAGTGTCCGATGAGATGAACAGCTTGTATCAATGGGGCGGCTTCAGTGACCATTGGAAAGGTGACATCGACGACGATGGTGTGTACCACAATGAGCATGAAAAGATGGAGCCATTCGCTCGTGTTGACTTCAACGGGTGGACGATGTGGGCGTATCCTTATTCGATATTCGGCATCAAGGACAGCGTAGGTAATCAACGTGTAGGGAGGTTTGACTGATGGAAAATACACAGAAAAAGCTGGATGCATTGCGTGTTGCTGTTGATGCAATGTCGTCAGTGTTAACTATAAATCCGCGAGCGTTCGACAGGTATCCTGAGATATTCAGTACGCTTGCTGATCTTCGTATGGATCTAATCGACATCATTGATGAGGAGAAGTGGGGCGATGGTTGCATTGACTAAGAATCAGCAACAGGCTTTGTTGCGGAAGTGGAGACAGTCTGATCAAGGTATGTCTTATCGTACGTTTAGGCGTACGGTTGAACCGATGGTGTGTGATCCTGCTGTTGTTGTTAAGTGGTGTGGTATGTGGTTATGCATCGAACCTGATGGTCGTGTTAATTCATAGGAGGAGTAACAATGGATATTCATTGCAGACATTGTGGTGAACCGTGGGATCATGACGAGCTTCATGATGTGGAGGGAGCGTCATACAAGGATGCTGTTCAGTTGTTTGTGGTGCATGGGTGTGGTGCGTTTGGTTTCGAGCCACCACTACTTACGTGTAGACGCAGTCCTATCTATCCACCTGAGATGATGGAGTTGATACGGACAGCGCAGGATATGTCTCCGTACCCTGACGAATGGAGTAGTCCTGATGAGATTGAGATGATGCTAGAGATAGCGGAGGAGATGTTCTGATGTCTATGGTCTTTGAGTGTGTTGTGTGCGATGAGTGGTTTCGCAATGAGAAGGAGGTGTACCAAGAGGACAACGGTGACTGTATCTGTGTGTCGTGTTGGGAAGATAACGTGGAAGAGCTAATGGAGAAGTACTATGGGAGAAGTAGTAGATCTGTTTAGTAAAACTAAAGTGTCAGCTAAGTGTATGCTGTGTAAGACAGTACACACTCGTACAGTTGACACAGATTCTTTAGGTCTGTATCTTTATACAGATAGGTTAGTGCAAGATTGTTTTCCATATGAGGACACAGCAACACGTGAGATACTCATTGGTAATCGTAGCGGAGCCTATCTGTGTGAGACTTGTTGTATTTATGAGGAGGAGTAGTAGTTATGCATTTTGCAGAGAAGAAAGTAGCGGATTACTTTGTTGATGTAGTCCTACGTGACCCAGACAAGAGCATTACTGTCTGTGGTGAGGGTGAGTATGCCGACGTTTCAAAGTCGAGAGAACACTTCACAATCCTTGACAATATGGGACAGTGTGACTTCGATGACGTGGGTGTGTGGAGTGAAGACTTAGGTGAGTTTGTTGCTTGGTTTATGTTTGTGTATGGCAACGTCACGAGTACCAGTGATGCGATAGAAGTAATCAGTGACTACTCATCGAGTGTGTATGCTGATAGTATTTACAGACAAGTAGAGGAGATGACACAATGATGCGATCAAGTGCCTGTTTATCAGACAAGCAAGAAATAGAAGAACACCGACGGTGTATCAATGTCATACGTAGTGCCATTGGGTATGACGTTATCAACAGTCCGCACAGTGATTACTTCGAGGAGCTAGAAGTATTACTCCACGATGCAGTAGTGAAGTGTGACGAGATCTCTGACAGGCTGAAGGAGCACGTGTACGTGTTCGATGTGACGATTACTGTCAGCCGTCGTGTTAATGTTCTGTCATCGGATGAAGACGAGGCGGAGCAAGCTGCAATGGACTACGCTATCAACGAGCTGGATTGTCCTATCGACTGGAACGAAGATAATGTGCAAGTGTTCCGTGATGAAGACGAAGAGACCACCAAGGTCTATGACGTGAGGGTGTAATGTATGGCTATTGATACATGGTATGTAGTGCAGAAGTTTAACCGTAAGACGTGGGAGTGGGAGGAGCGTGACAGTGATGGCTCTTCGTACAACTCTACGCTTGACAATGCAAAGTATTTTTGCGATAGTTATATCAAGGACGGCGAGGAGTGCCGTGTAATCAAAGAGGAGGTGGTGTATGATCCCGACCGTTAGTGTTAGTAAGATGACGGGTAAGCTGGACGGTATACAAGCAATCAATACCAACACAGCGACAAACCCGTTCTGTATCAAGGAGTCTAGTAGACCCGATGCCGACAAGATATGCGGAAAGTGCTACAGCATGAGTATGCTTTCTAGTTATAGGAAGAACTGCCAACCAGCGTTCCAGAGGAATAGTGACGTACTTGCGAGTGATGCTGAGTTCATTCTGCCTCGTACCTCCGGTGCATACGTGCGGTTTCATGGACATGGTGAGCTGATAAATGAGCAGCACTTCCGTAATTTATGTGCGATAGCTAGTGACAACAAGCACTCGACGTTTGCTTTGTGGACTAAACGTGTGGGTATTGTGCGTAAGAATCTGCATCATGTACCTGATAATATGATTCTTGTTTATAGTAATCCGAAGATAGATAACGTGATGTCATCTCCACCGCGTGGGTTCGACCGTGTATTCAACAACGTGTCGGAGTCGTATGATGGGGAAGCTAACTGCACTGGACAGAAGTGTATGGATTGTTTACTATGCTACAAGCGTGACACCACGCAGGTTATTGTTGAGCATGTCAAGTAACTGGGTAATAGGGGAGGTTTCTATGGGACGAGAACAGTGGGAAGTATGGCACGACGATTATCAAGACTATTGGGAAGGTGATCGTTGTATCTGGGACTATGCAGAGGAGTATCACGAAGACGATATCTCCAAGTACAAAGAGGAAAGAGATAGTGGCGAAGAAGGGTAGTTATCTTACGTACCACATGACACACCAAGAGATTGCTGATGAGTTAGGTATCAGTCGTCAGATGGTGCGTGTCATTGAGTATCGTGCGCTGCAAAAGCTCAAGCGTTCAGGTAAGCTACGTGCTTTCTTGGATCATATTAACGACGAAAAGGAGGAAAGGTATGGCAAGGAATACACGCCGATATGTTAAGACGCACAAACCGCGCAGTAAATCAAGAGGTAATAGTGCCGACAAATCCATTGGCAAAAGAAAGCGTTGTGTGGTATACTAATCTATATAGTCTATACAGTAAGTACTATGCATTAGTATTAAGTATTACTAATACATATTACTTTTATAATAGGAGGTGACATGGAACAAGCAGAACGTACTCGTATGATTGAAGAGTTAACTGAAGATCACATGTACAATGTGAATTACATGGAGGCAATGAACATGTTATTTAATCTTTTTGCAATGGAGTTTGAAGCGATGGATGATAAGCAGCTGGAGTCTCGTTATCTTTCTCGTTTTGGTTCTAGTCAGGAGGTGCATTGATGGCGTTTGTAGAGCTACACCAAAAGTGTAATGATTGTGGATCTAGTGATGCGTTGTCCTACAATGAAGATGGGTCGAGCTATTGTTTCGCATGTGCTACGTTTACCCCGTCCTCAGACGGCACAGGAGGCTCTGTGAGCGACATTAACGACTATCGGGTACCAACCCCAAGGGTTCCTGTAATGGAGCTTAGAGGGCAATCTAGGAGCTATCAGGAGAGGGGTCTCGATGCACGTACAATGGAGAGGTACTCCACTACCCTGTATGGAGACGAGGTACACTTCGGTTACTACACCCCTGATGGCGAATTAACTGCAGTTAAAAAGCGGACACCTGATAAGAAGTTCAGCATCGAGGGGGACTGGAAACGTGCAGGTCTATTCGGTCAACACCTCTTCCCTTCGGGTGGACAGTACATAACCGTAGTCGAAGGGGAGATGGATGCTCTGTCTGCATACCAGATGTTTGGTGACAAGTATCCCGTAGTGTCTATTCGTAATGGGGCGCAGGGCGCGGCGGCGGATTGTCGTAGGGCGTATGAGTTCCTCGATCTATTCGACAACATCATCTTCTGCTTTGACAACGACGAGCATGGTAAGAAGGCAGCGCATGAGTGTGCAGATCTGTTTGGTGGTAAGGCAAAGATCTACCAGCACGGTGAACACAAGGATGCCTCTGACTACCTGATGCACGCCGACAAGGATGACTTCATCAAGCGGTGGTGGGCTGCAAAGGTGTACACACCTGACGGCATGGTGATGATAGGGTCACTCCGTGAGGCGATGAAGAAGCCACTGATGGAGGCTGAGGTACGTTATCCCTACAAGGGACTGGATGACATGACCTTTGGCATTAGACCGACTGAGCTAGTCACCATCTGCTCTGGGTCTGGACTGGGTAAGTCTACGTTCATGCGTGAGCTAGTCTTCTCCATTGCATCGCAGACCAACGAGAGGATAGGTCTAGCCTTTCTTGAAGAGACGCCTGACCGTACTGCTCGTGGACTAGTGGGTCTACAGATCAACAAACCAATACACCTACCCGGATGTGATTACTCCCCTGATGAGGTAGAGTACGTATTCAATACGTTAGATCTAGATGACCGTGTTGTACTGTGGGATTCGTTTGGCTCCAACCAGATCGAAAACGTGCTGGCTAGGTTCCGCTACCAAGTCAAGGTGCTAGGTGTTAGGTACATCATCCTCGATCACATATCCATTCTGGTATCGGATCAATCCAATGGCGATGAACGTAAAGCCATTGATGAGATCATGACCAAGCTACGTATGTTCTGTCAGGAGATGGAGATATGTATGTTTGTTGTTAGTCACCTACGTAGACCAGAGGGAAAAGGACATGAGGACGGTGCAGTCACCAGCCTTGGGCAGCTACGCGGCAGTGCGTCTATTGCTCAGTTGTCTGACATTGTCCTTGGTCTGGAACGTAATGCACAAGCAGAAGATAAGATGGTACGCAACACAACACACGTTCGTGTACTAAAGAACAGGTTCAGTGGTATGACTGGACCATCGTGTTCGTTGCTGTATAATAAAGATTCAGGACGGTTGACGGAGATAATGGAGTGAGATGCGTTGCTTGTAACAAGATACTCAATGACTACGAGTT